ATTTACCTGAACCGTTTTGTCCTATGATTAATGTAGTAGGTGAATTTCTTAAATCTACTTCTATGGGTGTGTTACCTGTAGATAGAAAGTTTTTGTATCGTATCTTTTTAAATACTATCACTCGTTTGCCTCAACATATAATTCTTTTGTAACATCTTTTAATTTTTTTCTATCTAAATCGGTATCTATTTGATCTATATAGTTATTTAAAAATGTCATAGTATCTTCACCTTGATCTAATATATCTGATCTTACTGTTGTTTTAATATCAACAGGATCTTCAACTATTTGTAGTTCGTGGATATTTGTTTTATTGTAAAACTTTTCAACAAATTTATTATACATTTCTTCATTTGTTTTATGTGATACAAACAATTTAACAAAACATTTTTCATAAGGTGTTAAATCAAAATTAGTATAATCTGTTTCTCTATCATCATATATTATCTTTTTGAATATAGATAAAGGATTAGGTATTCTTTCTAGTTCTCTTGTTTCAGTATCAAAGATGTGAAATCCTTTAGGACAATTATAATCTGACCACATAATTTGATATTGTGTTCCTAAATAATAAATGTGACCATCATCTGATTTTTTATGAAAGTGACCTGATATAACTTTTTCAAATCTTTTAAATTGACCTCTTTCTAAACCGTGATCATTTACTACACCTTTGTGCATTTCAAAACCTTTAATTTCTAAATGACCAAAACAAATATCAGCAGTAGCATTGTCTATTGCATATATTGAATCTTCATAATTATCATCACATATCCAAGGTAAAAATAACATACGACAACCACCAATCTCTACTTCTTTAGGACCTGTGTATATCCAAGGTTCGTTTTTGCCGTCAAACGTTGTAACAAGTTGTTCTATTGAGTTAACTTCGTTTGTATTTTTATAATAGGTATCGTGGTTACCTAGTATAACGTGTGTGTCTATTTTTAAATCCCATAATCTTTTCCAAAACTTTTTTTGAAAATTATGAGCAGTATTAAAATTAATAAATTTTCGTCTATCAACAACGTCACCTAAATGTATTAAAGTATCAATTTTGTTTTCTATGAGATATGGAAAAAATAACTCATCATAAAAACGATTTTGATAATCTATAAATGCAGGTGAATCATTACGACATCCGAAGTGTGTATCATTCAGTAACGCAATTTTCATAACCCATAAAGTAATCTAAACTAACTTTACTTGTTCTTTTCCTTTTCTTTTTTTTCTTATTGCTGTCTGCTATTTTCTGTTGTTCTTCAATAGGCATATTCTTTTTAAGAAATTCTGTAAATTGATTTTTAAACTCTTCGTCTTCACCAGGTTGTAAAGTCATATCATCATAGTTAGACTCTGTAATAAGTCTGTTTTTAATAGTTACTTGTTTCTTCTCTTTCTGTATTCTTCTTACAAAAGCGTAATAGATGATTTGTGTAAAGTAAGCAAAAGGATTATTTGATTTTGATGGATTAAAGTTATCCAGATATTGTAAACAGTTTTCAATACCATCACTAATCATATCGTCCCTAAACGTATAGTTGATAAAATTAGGTCTGTATGACAAATGATTCGCAATCTTTAAAAAACAACTACCAATATAATCTGTTACTGGCGGTTTCTGTTTCTTTTCTTTCTTTGCTTTATTTACAGACTTTCTGTAAAGTTTCATTGCTTCTAAAAATTCTTTATTATTTACATAATGTTCTGATTTTTTCTTTGTCTTATTCATAATATTAATATATCACCTTTCTTTAAAAAAGTCAATGTTTAAAGATTAGCATTGACATTTTTTCTTTTTTATGTATAATGGAGCGTGTAGCGGGGAATTGAGGGATAGAGCTATAGATATTATTATTAATGGATAGTTTTATCTTCATCATCTTCATCACCAATTTCATCAAATATTTCATTCATTTTCTCATTTTCATTATCTGTTAATCTCTGCCTACTATAGTTTTGATTTCTGACAGGAACGGGTTTTTCTTCTATATTATTTGATATATTCATATAACTACTTGCCATTTCTACAGACGCATTAGTTATTGTTATAATTTTATCTTTTGGAATAGTAATAATCTGATCTGGTGTATATGAACACCATTTAATTAACGCCACATAATCTTTAAATCCTGTCATTGTCATTTGAGGAACATATTTAATTAATAGTGGTTTAGTTAATCTCATTAAGTTATGTGATTCAGGCAATTGATTATCTCCTGTAGGTACAGCAGTTACAACATCTTCGCCATTAATCAACTTAATGATTTTTATGTTATGTGGTGGTTGGTGCATATTACTTTAACTCCACGTTATGAATTTCATAATTAAAATCTTCTTCATTATAGATATTTATTCTTTCTCTAAAGTGTGCTAATGTGTAATTCTCTTTTTCATTGTAAGTTAAATCATCTGATATATCATACAAAGTAGCACTTGAATTATTATCTTTTAACCGAAGACCACGTCCAATAGATTGTAAATTCCTAATCCTAGACTTTGAAGGACTAGCAAAAACAATGTTATGTAAATTACGAATGTTGATACCAGTAGAAAAAGTGCCGTAACTAGCAATAATAATAGCCCCTTCCGACTTTTCTGTAATAAAACGAATCTTTTCTCGCTCTTCTGCTTCAACACCTCCATAAACAAAGAAAACTTTTTTATCATCAGCTTTCTCCTCTATTAATTGTTTAAGTAGCATTCCGTGTTTTTCAACGTACTGAAACAGACATAGTGTATTGCCTTGTAAAGACAAACATAGATTGCGTATATATTTATTCCTTTTTTCGTTTGAAACGAGGTAATCCATTTCTTCTTGGTATGTTTTATCTTTTAAAAAGTGTCTAGCAGTTTTATCGTGTTGAAGTATTAAACAGAATATTTTTAAGTCAGCAAGTTGTTTCTTTTCTTGTAATTCACTTGTTGATACAACTTTATTTACAGTACCAAATAAACCTTCTAATACAAGTTTATGTGTTTTAGTACCATCTAAAGTACCTGTAAGTCCAACTCTATATTTACATTTTTCAAGTTTATTCATTATCTTACTTAATGAAACTGCTTTAAATAAATGTGCTTCATCACCAATCACCATACCAAATTGTGCAAACCATTTTTTAGGTAAATTATAGATTGATTGCCAAGTAGATATAATAACTCTTTTGTTTGTTTCTTTATCGTGTCCTTGATATATTCTATGTACGTTACGATCACTATTATAACCGTAATCTTTAAAGTCTTTAAATAATTGTTCTACTAAAGATGTTGTTGGTACAATAATGAGTATTTTATCTTGTTTACTTTCTTTTAATCTCAATAAATTAAAGATTAACATTAAGTATATAATTAAAGATTTACCAGAGGCAGTAGGAGATAATAATAAACATCTACTCTTTTTAATAGAGTGTACAAATGCCTCTCTTTGATAATCTCTTATTTCTATTTTAGGAATTTTAAGTGCTTTTAAAAATCTATCTATTTCATCTTCTTTTACAGATACATCTTTTATTTTAGTGCCATCTACAACTTGTACATCATTTTTTTTACACCAATCTATAATGTAAGGATAAAGTCCTGCATAGATTTGACCTGTTGCATAACTGAATAATCTAATTTTACCGTCCCAAACTCTACTACGATATTGAGGCATAAACTTAAAACCAGGCACTTCAAATGTAAAAAATTCACCAATCTCTCTACGAATATCAGCGTCTGCTTCTATTTTAAGATAGACTTCGTTTACTTTATCTATGATAATATATCTGGTTGTGGTCATAAGATTACTTATACGAATGATTTTCCAACAACCCAACCGACTAATACTTTTCGTGTACCTGATACTACAGGGTGTACTTTGTGCCAGATATGTGATGGGAATATTATGATTGTACCTTGTTTGAATACTTTTCTAAATCTAAAATATTTGTTTTTGTTATGATAAGGGTGTGGCAAACAAATCTCAAAATCGCCACCTGTATAATTATTGTTCAGTGTTTCATCATCATTTAAACAAATTGTAAAACTTAATTTTCTTATTAAATTATTTTTATATGGCTTACCGTGACTATCTATGTGCCAATCGTAATGATCTCTTACATTATAAACTGTGTATTGTAAGGGTTCAAACTCTCTTAATAAAAAGTTCCATTTTGTTGTTACATTTGCTTCATTAACAACTTTTGTAACTTCACTTTCTATATCTTTATCTTGTATAAATGTGACGTGTGATTTACGATTGACTTGATTACCGTCTTGTATTTTTGCTAATTCTAATTTTTTTTGATACCCAATATTCATTATCTTTTCACAAAAAGATTTTGAAAAAGCTTCTTCTTTAATAAAATGAACAGGGTCTAAAAACATTAAATGGCACCACTAGTAAACTTACGCCAATCAATAGCATTTTTAATAGTGAAACCACGGTTTGATATTTGTCTAATTGTTCTGTCTAAAAAATCTACTGTTGTTTGTATGTAATCTACTTTTTGTTTTAATTTTTGTAA